GACAAGGACGCTATTGAGGCATCTCTGGCGGCTAAGATTGAAGCTGACAAGAACCCAACTCAAGGCTCTGGTGTTCCCTGGTGAATGAATTAGAACGCAACCTAGCTCTTGAGGCTCTAGAACGTATCGCTACGCACGAAAAAGAATGCGGTGAGCGATGGGGCGAGGCTGTGGTAGAATTAAAAGAGCTACGCAAAGCAACGGATGCTCACGCAGCACGATGGGAAAGACTAGCTTGGCTAGTTGTCACAACATGCGTTGCCGCTTGTATAGCTATTTATTCAAAATAGGAAATAAATATGCCGACTCTGAGAATTGATGATCGTGACTATGAGATTGATGATCTTCCTGAAGAAACCCGAGCTAAAGTAGGCCGAATGCAAGAGATCAATGCCCAGATCCGATCACTGAACCTTCAGATTAATGAACTGCAAACCGTGTTTCAGGCTTATGTCAACACGGTGAAGGATGAAGTGAATGGAGATCAACGACAACAGCAATCTGACGATCCCGCTGAGGAATCTAGTTAGTTTATTAATTGCGACAGCCGTAGCAGTTGCAGGCTACGCTGAACTCAATTCCCGCATCACTACGCTGGAACACGGCCAGTCTATTCAGGATATGACGATCCGTGAGAATGCGTCATTTGTCCGTGAGTGGCCGTTAGGACTTCGTGGTGCGCTTCCTGACGATCTTATCCAGAATGCTAAAATCATGGCCCTAGAGTCTAAGCAGGCCGAGATAGCCCGTTTACAGGATCGGATGAACCAGCTTCAGATTGACATCAATAAAGTTTCTGGAGTCAACGAGACGCATTCTGAAAAACTGTCTACGTTATTTGATATCTGGAATTCGCAGGTGGTGGACAAGTAATGGAATACATTGAGCTTATATCCGCTGTCTGGCCTATATTTCTTGGGTTTATTGTATTAGTCCTGTCAATCGGAAAACTGATGTCCAGAATGGATGTGGTTGAAGAAAAGATTAGGACGTTGTTTGATTTGTTTAACCGTAAATAAGGAGAACGTTATGGGAATTTTTTCATACCTAGAGATGGTCCCTGTGATCATCGCAGCAGCATCTAGCCTCGCTGCAATCACGCCTACACCGAAGGACGACGAGATGGTATCCAAGATCGGTAAGGCTTGGGCCAAAGTCTATAAGGTGATTGATATCTTAGCTCTGAATATCTTTAAGGCTAAAGATAAGTGAACAACCTGCGGGAAATGCTGAAAAGGCATGAAGGCGTTAAGTCTCATGCCTATACTTGTAGTGCGGGAAAGATCACCGTCGGGGTCGGTAGAAACATCGATCAAGATGGTGGTCTAGGATTAAGTGATGATGAAATCGACTACCTATTGGATAACGACATCATCCGATGCATCAAAGAGCTTAATTCGGTTTTTCCTTGGTTTAACCAGCTTGATAGCGTTCGCAGCGATGCTGTCGTTGATATTTGTTTTAATCTCGGTCTTCCAAGGCTTATGTTATTTCGTAATGCACTGGCTGCAATGAAAAAAGGCGACTACGAGACAGCCGCTGACGAATTCTATGACTCTAAGTGGGCTAAACAAGTAGGCAACAGGGCTATTGAGATCTGCGAGATGATTCGCAGCGGTACATATAAGAAGGCCCCGAACGGCTAGGGGAAGGATACCGAACGGGGCCAGGAGCAATCCGAGCAGTATATCATTGTTCAAGGGGTTGCATGGTAAACTATTTCTGCTACACTGTCCGAGGTTTAGTTGACAGGAGCAAGAAATGAACCAATCGGAGCAAGTAAACGAGCTATTCGCTGCAATGGCGAAGGCTCAGGCTGAGATCAAGAATCCAGCCAAGAACACGAAGAATACGTTCTTCAAAAACGAATACGCTGATCTAACATCAGTTCTAAATGCCATCCGTCCAGTTGCATCATCCCATGGTTTAAGTTTCATCCAGTCCGTGGATATGATCGATGAACGTGTGACGGTACAGTCTCAGATATCCCACGGTTCTGGTCAGTGGATTCGTTGTAGTGCGATGGTTCCGCTATCCGATAACGTAAAGAACGTTCCCCAGGACATCGGGATCATCTCTACCTACATTCGTAGATACCAAGCTCAAGCGATGTGGGGTATCAATGCTGAAGATGACAATGATGCTCAGACTTTGACGGATAACTCTATTGGGATTGAGAACATCTCAGAGAAGAAAGTAGCGCACATCGATGCGTTACTAGACTCTACAAAGTCTAACCGTCAAGCGTTTCTCAAAGTCTATGGCGTTGAGAAGATTGAAAACCTAACCGACAGTCAATACGACAAGGCAGTTAAGCAGCTTCAGCAGAAGAAAAGGGGACAGTGATGAAAGGACCATGGGGATTTTTTATAGAAGCTAAAGATTTTGTAAGTGCCGATAGGAAAAAAACTGAAATAAATCAAACAACATACAATATCTTGTATGACGAATGGAGATGTTCCAACTTGCGTCAAACATCCAATGGGGACGGATATGAACCTAAGCTGCAAGCACACATCGCAGTTGAATATGGTTACAGTCATTCGTTATTGCAGGAGTTGAGATGAGACGCAGATTCTTAGACTGGGGATTTTTCATTGAGTCAAAAGACTTCATCCGTAAACCTGACTTCCAGCGGATGTATCGATGAAGATCCACAACGTTGAGCAAGGGACGCCTGAGTGGTTCAGGCTCCGCTTGGGTAAGCCTTCAGCATCTAGGTTCAAAGATTGCGTCACGGGAACTGGTAAGCCGTCAGCTAGTGCTGAGAAGTACATGCACGAGCTTTTAGCCGAAAGACTATCGATGAAACGGTTTGAAGGCTTTGACACTTTCCATATGAAGCGTGGCCGTGAACTAGAGCCTCAAGCGGCTGATGTCTTTACCTTTCAGACAGATTTACCCTGCCGAGAAGTCGGGTTTGTAACTGACGACAAGGAAGCCGTCGGTTGCAGTCCTGATCGGTTAGTCGGTGATATCGGGCTAGAGATTAAATGCCCGATGCATACGACTCAGGTGAAATATCTTATTGATTACCACAAAGAAGGCATTATGCCTCCAGAGTATTATGCCCAAGTCCAGGGAACGATGTGGATCATGGATTTACCAGAGTATTGGTTTATGTCCTACCATCCAGATCTACCTAATCTAATCATGAAAGTTCCACGGGACGATAAGTATATCGCTGGTCTTCAAGCGGCGATTGAGAAACTACTTGAAGATTTAGAAAAAAACTTTCAACTCATAGGAGTCTAAAATGCAATATGACAATCGGGGAAAAGTAAGCCTGTGGAAGAACGACAAAGGCGGCGATAAGCAGCCAGTCGTCACAGGTAAGGTCGTTGCCCATCGGGATATCAAAGAAGGGGAAACCCTGGATATCGCCTTGTGGAAGCGCGAAGACGCGTCTGGGAACCAACCAGTGATGACTGGTAAAATCTCAGATGCATACAAAAAGGATGATGGTGATGACCTACCGTTTTAACTTCGGGAAGGCTTTACGAGTCATTCAAGCGTCCAAAGGGGTCAGTTCAGTTGAACTGGCCCGACGCCTTGGTCTGACTAAGCAGCAAATATCACATTGGAGGTATAGGGAAGATGCCAAATTATCGCTGGTTGCTAAAATCTGCAATTGTCTTGATGTTAAAGTCTCTGAATTCATGGAAATTGCGACTGAAGAAATTCTTTAAGCAATTGTGGCTAGAGGTTAAGTGGTTCGTTGAGGACGTGATAGCGGAGATCAAGAGATGAGCAACATCGCCCCTAAAGAGTTTTATGCTATCCAAGAGATTGATGAGCTTATGCGTTTAGACGCACACCTTGAGATGATTTGCGACGATATTGACGCCTTATCAAATTTACAATATGGCGATTCAATGGGCGATGCCTTTCGTTGGATTGAGATGAGCATAAGTAATTTCCGCTTTGTTTATGAGCACGAAATCAATCGTTTGAAGGAGCTTTCTAAATGAACGGCGTTTTCTGGATGATCAGAAATCGGAAGGATATCGATCAAGTCTTAAAGTTCTTCAAGAAATTTCTTGATGACTGGGATTACTCAAGACCGATAGCTTGGAAGATTGAGCCCTACTCTGCGACTAGAAGCCTGAGTCAGAATGCTTTGTTCCATATGTGGTGCGGGGAAATGGCAGATCACTTCTCAAGTAAGATCGACATCACGCCAGAGAAGATGAAACTACTGATGAAGAACGAGTTTCTAGGGACGGAAGATGTCTTTGTCGGTAAGACGGAGATCAAGCATCAACTCAGGTCCACGTCTAGTCTCACTAAAGGCGAGATGCATGAGTTCATGGAGCAAGTCTTTCACTGGGGATTAGATCACGGGGTTACTTTGACTAACCCAAAGAATTCGGAATTTGCTCGTGCCAGAAACGCTGCGATCTAAAGCCCTAAGACTTTTCCAGTTAAAACGAAGACTGGAAGAATGTGACGATCATGGCTTCGGGGCTTGCGTGACTTGCGGGAAAGTCGGGCATTACACAAAGATGCATGGTGGGCACTTCATCCCTAAAGGGAAGAGCTCGTTTCATGCGTTCAATCCTAACAATGTTCATCTTCAATGCCCAGGATGTAATTTATACGGCATGAAGCATGGGCTCGCAGCGCAGAATTACACTGTATTTATGATTGAAGCGTACGGAAAAACGTACGTTGATCAAATGTTGGATACAGCGAACAAACCGCATAAACTCTATGCCGCTGATTATAGGGAAATGATCAAAGAGTTTAATGCCGAAATTAAACAACTCAAAGGAAAACTGTTTTGATTGCCAGGATCAAGCGGTTCATGCACATCACGTCGTTCCTCGCAGTCTCGGCGGGACTAAGACTGTTTTTCTATGTGCTGACTGTCATGGCAAGGTCCACAACCGAAACTTCATCGACTCAAGCGCATTGGTCAAAAAGGGCTTGGCGAAACGTAGGAAAAAAGGTTTCTGGCATGGCGTTGCGCCATATGGCTATGAGTTGGAAGTCGGAAAACTCAAAAGAAAACCAAGCGAATACAAAGTCTTAAAACTGATTATAAGTTTAGATGATAAGGGGATGAACAATGGAAAAATACGAGATGAACTCAACCGACGAAACTTGGCAAAACGGAATGGTAAAGTTTGGGACACAAGATCAATCTGGCAAACAATCAAAAAGTATCGACAGCGCCAGCGAGAAGGATTGGAATTTAATTAACAAGCCACCGCACTATAACAAAGGTGGCATAGAGGCGATTGATTACATCAAGCAGC